ACCTATATTTTTTAGAAATGTAAAATATTTATATAAAAATAAGAAAAATAATTATTAATCATGATGAATAATAACAAGGACATGAATGGCCAGTTTAACAGAATGAAGCAACTGATGAATTATGGTTTGAATGAGAGCAAGAAACAACCATATACAGGTATAGAATACACAAAGGTTGCTGCTGATGGAAAACTTTATGGCATTGTACGTGAAGGAACTAAGTTCTATATCAAGGTTTCTTCAAAGAAGGACAATGTATTAGCAGAGAATTTCGAATACATTGGCGGATTTAGAAACAGAAAAGACCACGAATACACAAGTTTTGCTAGTGCTCAGAAGAACTTTGATTTCAAATTGAGGTCTTTGGCTGAAGCATATGGCAAGGGCGGCAATATTATTGTTGAATCTTGGAATCCTGACAAACAGGAAGAGTTGACTGTAGAGGCTACAGATAAGATGAAGAAGGAAATCTCACGTGAAAGACAAATCATGGAGAATGCTATGAAAATCTTCAATCGTAAGCCACAGACAATCAAGCCAATTAATGAGGTTAATGAGTGTGGTAGCAATCCATTCTGCATCAATCCAGATAAGGAGTTTAAGGATGCTCAGAAGGGTAATATCACAAGCAAGGTTGAAGGAAATGGCGATGCCAAGAAAGCAAATAAGGGCTACAAGGCTGCTCCAAAGGTTGAGTCTAAGGATGCAAACGGTAATCCTGTAAACGAGGCAAGCGACCAGGTATTAGGATGGAATCGTGGTAACGATGACTATATGGATAAGTCTCACGGAACTGAGATTGGTGATGATATGCCATTCGACGGGCCAGAAGCAAGAAATATTGACGATGGTGACAAGAAGGTAACTCGTTCAGGTGAGGAAAAGAATGGAACAATCCATGAGGAAGATACCTCTATGATTTATACTCCTGACAATCAGAATTCTCCAAAACCAGGTGTAGGTCCAATCGGTGACGATGACCCATTTGACGCTGGTGAGGGAAGACAGATTGACGAGGCTATTGATGACCTTGATGGCGAACCAGACCTTGAAGATGATGCAGAAGGTCTTGATGCTGAACCAGGTCTTGAAGACGATGGTGAAGGACTTGATGCTGAACCAGGCATTGAAGGAGAAGAAGATTTTGAAGACGATGGCTTCGATGCAGAAGATGCAGAAGATGAAGACTTAGACCTTGGTGGCGAAGACGCAGTAGGCGGCGACCTTGAGGATAGAATCACTTCAATCGAAGACAAACTAGACCAGATACTTTCAGCACTTGGCGATGAGCAGTATGAGGATGATGACCTTTACGATGATGATGGCTTTGATGCTGACGATGACGAAGATGATACTGAGTTTGAATTAGAAACTGGTGACGATGATTTTGGTGCTGACGCAGAAGGAGAAGAAGACTTCGAGGATGATGACTTCGATGCAGAAGATGAAGAGCCAATTGAAGACGAAACAGTTTTTGAGTCAAGAGCATACAAGGCAATGAAACTTCGTGAGGCAAAGAGAAACAGAAGAATCAATGAAGGTGGTTTATATCCTTTCAAAGATGCTGGCCGTGTTCCACAGGGCAATATGAACAAGTTGGATGACTTTGGTAAACACCCTGCATATCAGAAGGTTGTAATGTCACTTCCTCCAAAGGATTTGCAAGAGTTCCCAGATTATTATGATATGAATGATGAATCTGTAAGAAACGATAGTCCTTACGGCGAGAGAATTGGCGATGGAGCACCATTTGATATTGACCCAGAAGCAATTGACAATGCAATTGCTGAAAGCGTTAAGAGAGTCTTAAAAAAAAAGAGATAAACGAGAGATTTGTTCTTAAAGCCCCAAATGCAGGCGGAGGCGATGATATGATGCCACCACCTCCTATGGGAGGAATGCCTGGAGGAGACCCTATGATGGGAGGCGACCCAATGATGGGTGGCGAGCCACCAATGGACGGAGCAGATGGAGAAGACCCAATGGGAGGTCCAGAAGGCGATGAAGACCCTGAAAATGGTCCTGGAGCAGACGTTAAGAAGTACTCAGGAGAGTTAAGCCAAGCACTTAACACTTATAATGAGGAAAACCCTAGCGATGAAGAAAAAATAAACAAATACGCAGCGAATATGATTGCAGCCCAAGTTGCTGATTATCTTAGTGATAAAGACAAGAGAAGCGTAATCAAGAAACTGCAAGGCAATGGCGATGATGAGGATGCTTCTGATGGAATGAGTCCTGATGAAGGCCCAGATGTAGAAGAGCCAATGCCACAGATGGAAAACAGGATTGTTAGGGAAATAGCAGACGAACTCTTAAATGGCAGAAAAGGAACAAAACGTGATGAAAGGTTTATAACAAACAAGGAAATTACAAAACGTAACCCATTTGTTAGTAAAAGATAAATTAAAGGAGTGATTATTCACTCCTTTTTTTATTTTCTTATTATTTATATAGAAAAAAGAATTTATTATGAAAGTTATTTTTAAGAAAAGTCAATTAAAACTTAATGAGGATGCGTTAACTGATGCATCTTCTCCAGACACTTTAAATAATAAAAAGCCTGCGCTTGATGTTTCAAATAGTGAAGGTGATAACGACCCATCTTCTCTTACAAGGGATATAAGCAATACAAATCAATACAACTCAGGTAAAAACCCATTAAGTATTGATACACAGTCTTATACTAATAAGAAGTTACCTACAGGAACTGATGGCAGTCAAACTATGACTTTTAAAAATACGCCTCAAGCAGCATCACAAATACAACAAATGATTAACACAACTCCTGCTGCAACATTACCAAAGAAAATTAGATTGCAGAATGGCGTTGAAAGAAATGGTAAATTGGTTGAGGTAACAACATTTAAGAAGAAAGATTTGGATAAGTTTTTAAAAACGCTTTAAATGAAGGTTTTAATAAAAGAAGAACAACAAAATAGATTGAAATTAGCCCCATTTATTTATAAGGCAATTTCAACAAAGAGAACGTCATTGGGGGATAATCCTGCATTTCCTCCATATGGCGATTTTGGCTTTGAATATGATGTTGTTAAGAAAAAGTACGAAGAGGTTAACGAAACAATAGATTACATGGTAAATGGTGGTTTTTTGGAGTCAAAAGACCCTGACTATCTTTTATCTGTATTAAGCAAGAAATTTGATGAGTGCAAAAGGTTGGAAGAACCTATCAGACCTCAATTGCAAAAACTTTGTGAAAATATCGTAAACAGTGCGTTTTCAATACCTTCTGAAACAGTTATTATTAAATGTAGATTGGTTGGAAAAATAAAGCCAAAGAAAGGAATGAGAATATTGCCAGAAGGTGATGACGAAAAAAACGCATATGATTTTGAAGATGTTGATGAGGCGATATTAACAAATAAAGTAATTCTTAAAAGACGATTTATAAATTCTTTAATACAAGGCATTTCTTATTGGCTTTCAACTGACCTTGATGATTGGCACGATTCTGTTGCTGAACTTAATGATAAAATATGGGGCTTATGGTATGATATAAAAAACATCACAGATTATCTATTATTCGTAAAAGAAGAAAAGATAAGCGAAAAGAACCCAATGCAAATGTCATATGTTGAGGTTACATTGGGAAAGAAAGGAAGAAAGACAATAATTGATGCACAGGGTTTAATATTCCCATATTTGCTAAGAGAAACGTTTAGAGGCTTCTTAGAATTATTCTCTTCTCATGGCTTACCTGAAGATAATCAAAAGGCAATGTATATTATAAGAAAAGCAGATTTCCTCGTTGCAGAACCTTGGGATTTAAGACTTGGTATGGGAATAATGGATATGCTTCATGATAATTTGACAAAGAAATACCAAACAAGTCTTTTATTTAAACCAAATAGAATACCATATTTCTTCACAGAACTATGTGAGTTGCAGACAGATGAATTCAATGACGTTATGCAGAATTTCCTTCTTGGAACAAAGAAAGGAAATATAATTGCTAGGGAAATGGATTCAAGGATTGCGCATGACGATGAATATCAAAAATTCAAGGACAGAATACAAAAGAAAAACGTTCAAAAAAGCCTTATTTCTGATGGGGATTTTTCAAAGGAAGAACTTAACGATTATGTTATCCAAGAAAATGAAACAGATGAAATGATGGCTTATCATGGCTCTGGTGCTGATTTTGATAAGTTTAATCATAAGAAATACTTAAACACTGGGGCGGGTTCTCAGATATTTGGGTGGGGTACTTATATAACAGACGATAAAAGTGTAGCCCTTGGATATACTAATGGCTCATATGCTCCTGATTATTTAGAAGAATATTCTGATTGGACTAAACAAGGATATACTATTGAAGATATAAAAAAAGGAAAAGAACATATTTTTAAAAATATGTTTTTAAAAAATCATATAGACGAATTTATAAATAAAGGGCTTGATGAATATGAGGCAAAACTGTCTTGTTCAATTTTGTGGGATTTTTTAAGAAGTGAAGATTTTTTAAAAAATAGAACCATTGCAGTTTTAAAAAATTGGATTAATAAGAAAAAATATGAACTTGATATGTTTGGCGTAAAAATGCCATCAGCAAGAGCAGAAAAAAACTTAATCAGGTATAAAACAGCATTAGAAGTTTTAAACGGCTTTAAAATAGAAGATATAGACAGAGGTACTTTGTATGAGGTTGAAATACCTGATGAAGATGGGTTTAATTATCTGTTGTGGGATGAACCAATAACTGAAATGCAGCTTGAAGCAATTTATGCAGAAATGGAGGCTATTGATATGAAACACAACAGTAACATATTTGATGATTTTCTTGATAATGAAGATTTTTTATATGGAGCTGACGGAGAAACAGTATACTTGTCATTAGTTAAGTGCTTCGAAAGTCATCTTGAATCAACAAATTCTAGGGCTAACGCAGATAAAGCAGCATCATTATTCCTATTGCAATGCGGATTTGACGGCATAATGTATCCGGCAGGAAGCATATGGGGAAAACCTATTGGGGCAGCAGACGATGCCTACAATTATGTAATATTTGATTCAAACAAAGTAAAAATTATTAATAAGACAAAAGTATAATGGCTAAAATTATAAAATTAACTGAGAATCAATTTGGAGAAATGATGGCATATCATGGCTCTAGTGCTGATTTTGACAAGTTTAACCATAAGAAATACTTGAATTCTGGCGCAGGCTCCCAGTGTTTTGGCTGGGGAACGTATGTCACAAATGATATAGCCGTTGCAGATGGATATGTTGAAGCAAGTAAGGGTAATGGAGAAAGGGATTTTTTTAATAATTTAGACCCAAAACAATATTTGGAATCTTTAGGAAAATATGATGACTGGTTAATTAAAGATATACTAAAAGCATATTATTCATATGTTGTGCATACACTTGACACAAGCAATAAGCCAACATATGAAAATGTTTTACACGTAATAGATGAAATGATAAAATTTAAACAACAGGAACTTTCTTGTTATCTGCCGTTAGACAAACTGATAAAAATGTATAATGAAAACCCAAGGTTTAGCAATATGTCTGACGAAGAAAAGGAAATTGAAATAGACAAGCATAAAGACACACTTGCAGATAAAGAAAGACCAGTAATAATTTTTAAGGCTTGTAAAGACATAGTAACCCATTTTAAACCAGAAATGGATGAGTTTTTAAAAAATAGATTTGCATATTTGTATGAAGTAGAAATACCAGATGATAATGGATTTAATTATCTATCTTGGTATGACGCGCCGACAAGTGAACAGCAAAAAGCAATAACTGATGGCATACATATGCTTGAAAAAAGATATAATACAACTTTAGTGAGAGATTATATTTATGGACTTATCTTTGAAAGTGGGTCAAAGGTTTATAAAACATTATATGACAAATTTCTTAGATTTGTTAAAATGGATGGGCATCAAGCATCTAAAGCAGTATCACTATTACTTATGCAGTATGGTTTTGATGGTATAAAATACCCATCCGGAACAAGATGGCAAAAGCCTGATGGAGCATCAGAAGATGCTTATAACTATGTTATATTTGATGCAAACAAAGTAAAAATAGTTAATAAAACAAGAATGTAAGCCGTATTTTTACGGCTTTTTTAGTTTTCGAATATATTTATTAGAATTTAAAATTTATTGTTTATGATAGACATGAATGAAGCGTTACAAGACTATGTGAAATGCTACGCTGATAAATCACGTATCTTGTTCATAGAAAAATACTTATACACGTTTGATGCAACGAAGGGTAAGAAAACACCTTTTATGCTTTTCCCAAGACAACGTGTATTTCTTGAAACTCTAGCAGCAAATAGAAATGTTGTTAGTATTAAACCGCGTCAGTGCGGTATCACCACATTGACATCTGCTTGGGCTACAGCCCAATGTGCATTTGCAGATGCAGATGCCCCTGAAACAATCCTTTGTATTGGTAATAAATTGGACTTAGCACAACAGTTGATTACAAAGATTAGAGATTTCCTTGTTCAAGTTCCTCGTTGGTATTGGGGTGATGAATATTATTCACCAGACCCAAAATCAGAGAAGAATATGAAAAGTATTTTCATAAAGGATTCAAAGTCAGAACTTGAATTGTTCAACGGATGTAGAATTGTTGCGAGGTCATCTGGTGAAAATGCTGCGCGTGGTATATCAGCAGTATCAATTCTTATTCTTGATGAGGCAGCGTTTATTGAAAATGGTACAGCCGTTTACGCTACCGCTGCTGCTACAATGTCTTCAAACCCAAATTCAAAAACTGTTATGGTGTCAACTCCAAATGGTAAGGATATGTTGTACTACAACACCTACCGTTTGGCTTTGGCAAAGGAAAACAACTTTATTGCTGTTCAATTCCGTTGGTATCAAGACCCACGTTATAACAAGAATTTAAAATGGTTTAAGAAGAACAAGTCAACCGGTGACCTTGATTGGATTATAGAGCCTACAATTGATAATACAGGAACAGTTAAATACGATGAAGAGCATTGGGAAGAACTTGTGCAAAAAGGATGGACACCACGTTCTCCTTGGTATGAGGAAATGTGTAAATCATTCAACAATGATAAGGTTAAAATAGCCCAGGAGTTGGATGTATCATTCGTTGGTTCTTCTGATAACGTTATTGACCCTGAATATATTGATATGCAGGAAAAACTTAATGTTCGTGAACCACTTGAGGAAATGAAAGACCAATTTGTTGAAGAAACTTGGTTCTGGAAGCCACCAATTGCAGGGCATAGATACATTGCATCTTGTGACGTGAGTAGAGGTAGTTCAGAAGACTTTACAGCCATTGAAATAATTGATATGGATGGAAGGGATGAAAATGGAATGCCAATTGTTGAACAAGTTGCAGAATATTATGGAAGAAAATTGGGCGATGAAGTTGGAGAAATTTTGTTCAATTACGCAACGCTTTATAACAATGCGTATGTTGTAATTGACTGTACAAATGGACTTGGTGACGTTCCTTTGTTCACCCTTATTCACAAGGGATATAAAAACCTTTTCTATGATGATTCTGAGTTGAAGAAATATACCGTTCAGACATCATCAAAAACAATATCAAAAGATTACACAGATGTTATGCCTGGATTCCATATGCAAGGTAACAGATACCCTGTTCTTGCAAATTTTGCAAATATGGTTAGAAATAACGAGTTTAAGATTAGGTCAATAAGAGTTATTAACGAGTTGAACACTTGGATATTCAAGGGAGAAGCAAAGAGAATGGACCACATGGATGGTAGCCATGATGATGCAATTACCTGTCTTGCAATGGGTTTATTCGTTATGATGTTTTCATATAAGAAAATGGAAAAGGCGCAAGATAAAGATAAAGCAATATTGAACGCATATATGATGACTGGCGCAATGCAAGTTAATCAAAATCATACGGTTAACAATAAACCAATTACTCCTAACAATGGATTACCTTTTTATAACAATGCAACATTGGATAAATATAAAAATGCAAATGGTGTAGGAATTCAAGGCACATATATGTGGCTTTTTAGTGGCTACAAGTAATATTTATTATTATAATTAATTTACTATATTTTTTTAAAAAGTAATGGCAAAAAATAAATTAACAGTTTTTCAAACTCTTGAAAGGGCTTTAAAAGGTAACTTTAATTCAGAGCAAGGTATTCAGCCGCATGTTAATTCTTATGATATGTCTGGCGCAAACTCTGTAGTTTATAGAACCAAAGACAAGCAAGATTATGAAAAAGCGAAGTTGGAATTACAGCAGAATGCTTATCTTAAAGAAAGATGGCTAAAGGCTAATATAGATTTGTCTGTTTCAGCATTTGCAGGATTGACCAATGTGAAACTTATGTATCGTGATGCTGACCTTATGGATTCATTCCCAGAGATTGGCGCAGCGCTTGATATTGTGGCGGAGGAATCTTGTTTAAATGGAGATAAAGGGCAGATTGTAAATGTGTATTCAAAATCAGAAAGATTGAAAGCCATACTTGAAGATTTGTTTGTTAACAGACTTAACTTGCAAGTTACAGCCCCAATGGTTATAAGGGGAATGTGTAAGTATGGAAACAACTTTATGATGCTTGATATTGATAACAAATTGGGCGTAAAAGGTTGGAGGCAATTACCTGTATTCAATGTTGAAAGACTTGAAAATGGTATTCAGAATCCTTATGGAAGCGGACAAAGTTTGGCTGTTAACAGTAAGGATTATAACCCTGACGATTTTGCAACAAAGTTTGTTTGGACTGATGAGAATAACACACAAGTACCATTCAGAACTTGGCAGATTGCTCACTTTAGACTATTAACAAACTCACTATGTTTGCCTTATGGAACAAGTTATTTGAATGCTGCACGTAGACACTGGAGAATGCTTTCATTGATGGAGGATATGATGCTTATCTATCGTCTTGAACGTTCAATCGAAAGACGTGTTTATAAGATTTACGTTGGCGCAATTGATGATGCTGATGTACAGGCGTATGTTGAGCAGATTGCTAATAACTTTAAGAGAACTCCTATCATTGACCCAATGACGGGACAAGTTGACTTGAGAAAGAACATTTTGTCAGTAGACCAAGATATATTCATCCCAGTTAGAGACCAAAATGCTCCAACTCCTATTGATACTCTTTCAGCAGCACAGAACTTGACTGCTATGGATGATATTAAGTTTGTGCAGAATAAGGTGTTGACAGCACTTAGAATTCCAAAGTCATTCTTGAATTTTGAGGAAAACGCTGGTGATGGAAAGAATCTCGCATTGATGGATATTCGTTTCACACGTGTTATCAATAGAATACAGCAAGCATTCTTGATGGAATTGACAAAGGTTGCAAGTATTCACCTTTACCTTTTAGGTTTTGAGGATGATTTAACCAACTTTAACCTTACAATGAACAACCCATCAACTCAGGCAGAACAACTTGAGATTGATAATTTACAGAAGAAAATATCAGCAGTTAGGGATGCTGTATCTGACCCAGGTAATGGTTTACCAGTAATGTCACAAACACGTGCATTGAAGCAGATTATGAAATGGTCTGATAAGGAAATCAAGGAAAATCTTGAAGAAATCAGACTTGAAAAGGGTCTTGCAGCAG